GCTTGTCGATGCTGCTAGTGCAGGTGACATCACGCTCTACCACCACCGCAATGGTGCAGCGGGTCAAGACAATGATGAGATCAGCACGGTTTACTTCCGTAGCAATAACGACGCTGGCACACCCGTAGCGGTTGATTACGCGGCGATCCAGGCCAGCATTGTTGACGCCAGCAGCACTACTGAAGACGGCAAGCTGGAGCTGCAGGTTCAAGCGGCTGGCACGCTGACCACTGAGGTGGCGATCACCGCTGCCAATGTGACGCTCGGCAGTCGTCCGATCATCCCAACTCACACGCCTGCATCAGCTACGGCAACTGGCGCTGCGGGTGAGATTGCTTGGGATGCCAGCTACATCTACATTTGCACGGCTACGAACACTTGGAAGCGGGTAGCGATTAGCACATGGCCGTAAAAAGCAAGACTGGCACCGCCCGCTTAGATCACCAAGCCGGACCACCTAAGACCACGCGACAAGGTTATGGGCAACGGTCACGTCCGCGCCGTCGCGGTAAGAAACCCTTGCGCGGCCAAGGGCGCTAATCTGATGGCATGATCGAGCTGATCGCTGCTGTTGCTGGGGCCTCGATCTCCGTTGCCGCAATGGGCGCTATGGGTTTTAGCCGCCGCAACGATGAAGCGCGTGATGCAGTAATTCGCCTCACGAGCGCCGTTGAACACATTGCAACGCAGCTTGAAGTGCTGCACACAGACATCAAAGAAGACCGCAAGGAAACGTTCACGCGGTTAAATACGGTGGAGCAGAGAGTCACTAAGCTAGAAGCACGGCCATTTGCATAGCCATGGACTTCCTTTCGCATCCTGCCTTTTGGATTTGCGTCGCTGCTGCCAGCGAGCTGATCGCGCTGTCGCCGCTGCGTGATAACAGCATCATCCAGCTGGTGTTTCATGCCTTGCGTGCCATTAAGGCAAAAAAGGGCTAATCAGCTTCGGCAAGCTCGGCTGGCAGCGTCGACTAGAGCGGGCCATCAAGCAATGGTGGTTTGAGCTGACGTTGCCGGCCAAGCTGGATCAAACTGAAGCTGATTGGCACGCAGCGCAACCTGCAGAGCCGGAGCCGGTGATCACGCATCACGCGGTTGACGATAACCTGCAGACAGGCGAAAGCCGCAAGCTTGGCGGCGCAATGGAGATCAAAGCGCCATGGTCAAACTGACCGACCTGTTTAAGTATTACAAGCACGGCACGCCGCATCAAATGGCGGCAGTGTCTGAATTAGAAGCCGAGCTATTAAAGGCTGCACCTCAAATCTTTAATAGAGATCAACCGTGGTATAAGACCTGGCAAGCAGGCGGCAAGCTGCATAATTATGACGCAGCGGTAAAACTCGTTAAAGAGTTCGAGGGTGTGCATCTCAGCGCCTACCCTGATCCGCTACATGGCTGGGGTGTGGCGACTATCGGCTACGGCACCACACGCTATCCAGATGGTCGCAAGGTGCAACGCGGTGACAAAATCACCGTAATTGATGCCAATGAACTTCTGGACATTGAAGTAGCACGCATTGCAGACAAATTGCGCAGCAGCGTGCCATTTTGGGGCGCGATGAGCGGCAACAAGCAATGTGCATTGATTAGCTTTGCCTACAACCTTGGCGCTGGCTTCTACGGCAGTGCAGGGTTTGAAACCATCAGCAAGCGACTCAAGGATAAGGACTGGGCAGAGGTGCCCGTGGCGTTTGAGCTGTACCGCAACCCTGGCACAGCAGTAGAAGCTGGGCTGCTGCGCCGCCGCCGCGCAGAAGGCAGGCTGTGGGGTGGTGAGCAACAGCAAGATCCAGCAAAGCTATCGCCCAATAGCCCATTTACTGCACGCATCACGCCGCACGTGCAGCTTGGCGAGTTTGCGCTATTTCAAGAAGCACGCCGCTTTGACCATCAATATCAAGTTGACACCGCAGCCGAGCTTGCGGCATTTCTTGAGCGTGCCCGCGTCAAGTTTGGTGGCAAGCCTGTAATTATTACCAGTGGCTACAGGCCACGTGCAATCAATGCCGCGGTTGGCGGATCAAGTGCTAGTGAGCACTTATACGATGCGCCCAATGTTGGAGCTGTTGATTTCTACATCCGCGAGGTCAACATCAACCACGTGCAAGATTGGTGCGACGAGCATTGGCCCTACTCGCTTGGCTATGGTGCACCTAAAGGATTCGTGCATTTAGGAATGCGACGCGGCAAGCCTAGGGTGCGCTGGGATTATTAGACTGCAGTGTAAGCCGCTACCAACGGCATGGCGATTACATCGGTCCGATTATCGCCAGAGCTGTTAGAGGTGCGCATACCCTACACCAGCGTCAAGCAGCCAGTCACGTTCCTGCTGGCATCTGACATCCACCTAGACAACCCAAAATGCAGCCGCGGGTTGTTTAAGCAGCATCTTGAAGAATGCAAAGCCATCGGTGGCAAAGCATTGTTCTTTGGTGATGTAATGTGCCTGATGCAAGGCAAGAAAGATCGTCGCGGCAGCAAGGGCGACATCAGGCCGGAGCATCTTGGTGGCAACTATTTTGATCTAGTATTCCGTGAATCGGCGGATTTCCTGAAGCCTTATGGTGACATAATCCTGATGATGGGCGACGGCAACCACGAAACTGCTGTGCTCAACAATCAAGAGATTGACCCACTGGAAAACGTAGTCCGGCTCATGCGCAACGATGGCGCAGTGACTGAGCACATGGGCTATCAAGGCTTTGTGCGGTTTGTTTTTGAGCGCGAAGGCGGTGGTGTTCGTCGCTGCACGTTGTTCTTCCATCACGGCGCATGGGGCGGGATTGTTACCAAAGGCACAATGGGCGGCGGTCGCTATGCGCAAATCGCGCCTGATGCTGACATCGTATTAAATGGTCACAATCACGAACGCAGCATCGTGGCGCATCCGTGTTATCGCATTGGCGACAACGGCAAGGCATGGGTTGAGCAGCGTTGGCACCTGCAGACCGGCACTTATAAACAAGAGTTTGGCGGAACTGGCGGCTGGGCAGTGGAGCGTATTGTGATGCCAAAGTCACTTGGTGGCATCTGGCTTGATTTAACACCACGCGCGCGAGGCGGCGTTGATGTTACGTGCCGCCCGACGGTCTAAGTGGATCATTGCATTGACGGCGCAAACCTTGTCCCAAAACGCAGTGCAAAACACAAATTTAGACAGGAGATCTTCGAAGCATGGCAACATCAATGCGCCTATTGCGGTGAACCGGCAGACACGTTAGATCACGTTCGGCCACGCCACAAAGGTGGTGCTACGATCACCACCAACCTTGTCCCAGCCTGCCGTAATTGCAACCGCCGCAAGGGCAGTGAAGAATGGCAGCAATGGTTTAACCGCCAAGATTGCTATCTAATTGATCGTGAACTTGCTGTGCTGCACTGGATTCAAGCATCTGATGGTAGAACACCTTAGCTTGCCATTCTTGCTGGTGGTCTTTACACATCCCGGCTAGGCATACCCTCCACGTGTTCCCGATCTTCTGTATCGTTGGCGCCAAGGGGTGTGCCTGCCAGCGGATTGCCTATCAGCATACGAAGCCGGTTGATGCCACGTAACTGCAGTTGGCACATATGACCGCGTGAGATGCCTAAACGCTTTTCAAGGTCATTCCACGGAACTGGATTGCGGCTGTTACGTGCATAGATAATTTCGCGTGTGCGTTCGTCTAAATACTCTTCGCAATAATCACGCACGATCTCAAGCTGCCAATCATATTCAATGTCGTATTGCTTTTCATCTGCGATTAGATCCAGAACGCAGGAGGAATCATCCTGCGACTGCTTATCAAGACTGGTGACGCGATATGCCTGCTTTAGCGTGTCGGAAATTACCTCAGGCGTTACCTCAAGAACTGCGGCAAGTTCTGCCATCGTTGCAGTGCGGCCATGGTCCTGCGCAAATAACTGCGCAGTCTTGTTGATCTTGACCAGCATTTCGTGGATACCAAGCGGCAATCTGATGATCGGGTCATATTGCACCAATGCACGCCCAATGGCTTGACCAATCCACCAGTAGGCGTAGGTGCTGAACTTATAGCCGCGGCTGTAATCAAACAGCTCTACTGCACGCGCAAGACCGATGTTGCCTTCTTGGATAAGGTCAAGCATTTCCAAAGTCTGATTGTTGCGCTTGTTGTATTTGCGAGCAACATGCACAACCAACTGCAGATTTGACTGCATAAACCGCTGCCGAGCGCGTTCACCACTGCGCAATTCGCGGCGTTCTTGAGTGGTCAAAGGTCTATCAAGATCCTTAAGTTCTCTCCATTTTGCGACGCGGCGGCCCAGTTGTATCTCTTGTTGCGGTGTTAAAAGTGGATAGCGAGCGATACTGTTCAAGTAATCACCAATGGCGTCAGACATGGGAAATCCGTTAGTTCACACAATGGAAGCACAATTCCACGGAGCTGCCAACGCCGCGCAGTTGCGTGCGTTACATGCTGCAGCAGATTGGAGCGGGTTGCTTGAGTATGCGCTGCTACTTGCTGAGCAGGAGGCTAGCCAGCGGTCTCAAATCCACTGGCTAGTGCAAGAAGCGTCGGCGGCGCTGCGGACTGGCTTAGAGCAGTGGCACCTAGATGCGGCGCGTGAGCTAGGCGGCCACTGAGCCCATCACGCTGCCGTGTTGGTTGTAATGACCAACCTCGGAATAGCTGATTACCGGCTGCTGGCTCATGCGAAAGAACACCATCTGCCCAATCTTCATGCCGGGATACAGCGGCAGCGGCAGCAGTTGGCGGCTGTTCTTAAGTTCCAGTGTGAGAACGCTGCCATGCCAGCCTGGATCTGCATAGCCAGCGTGCAGGTTCTCGTATCCTTCCCTTGCGCGGCTGGATTTGAGGAAGAATAAGCCAGCGATGTTTTCCGGCATATTGAACACCTCGATGGTCTGAGCAAGGACAAACTGTCCAGGCTTCAGCTCGTAAGGATTCTCTGCCGTGCGCCCTGCAATGCTGAGCGGACGCATGTCCAAGTCCTCAGCGGACTCGATCATGATCGTGTCGCCAAGCCGCAGATCAAGACTGGCAGGATTGATCAAATCTTGCTCATAGTTTTGCACCATACCGTCGGTGCACAGTGCTTTGATCTCGTAGTCGCAGAGAATGGTCATTGGTTGGGGTGATTGGTGGGCTTTAAACTGATCCTCGACAGAGGCCGGCTCCCTGTCATTGGACACAGCCGGTCCATCTGAACTATCTGGAAATTCCGGATAGTTGCGGCAGTCCTGGAGGTGCTGGGCGCAAGCTGCTTCGATGGCGGCTAGCTGCTCAGGTGTGAACTCAAGCATTGGTGCCCTCCAGCTCGGCGGCGATGGCTAACATCTCGGCGCGTATGGCCGAAGCTGAAACATCGCAGCAAGAATCATATGGAAGGCGCGGCAACGGCACCACCTGATCCGCAGCAGCACGAAGGGCGGCGGCGGCTATCTGTCGAGCTTCGTTGAGGCAATCTTCTGGGCCATAGGCGCTGCTGTTGTTGGCGGCATCCAACACCGCCTGCGCGGCTGGGGAGAGGTCAGTCATCGAGTTTCTCCAGTGCGCGGCGGATGATCTCGGCAGCCTCTTTTTTGAGGTAGCCCCTGTCGAAACTGATGTACAGCGCATCAAGCGCTTCCTCTTTGCTCGGCGGCTTGGGCTTGGGGCGGCGGGTGGCACGGAGGCCAGCGGAGGTGGCAAAACCTATGCGTGGCCCAAGCCACTCAAAGCACGCCTCCAGCTCCTGGTCGGCGCCCCAGCGGGCGGCTTGGATGGCGATGTGATCCTCAAGATCAGTATCTTTGACCTTGGCGTGATGCCAGTCTTCTTCCCACTTTCCTAAAAGCTCAGGCGGTGGGGTGATTGGGTGTTGGGTGGTCATTTAGAACCAAAGCAGAAGATCTGTGCAGGGCGGTTGTCGTAGAGCTTTTGGCAGGCTTGCCACTTCTGTGGCAGCCACCACCAGGAAGCGATAATGAACAGGGCCAGCAGCAGGACTGCAGCGATTACGGTGAGTCTGTCTTCGGTCACGGGTGATTAGTGCGGGGAACTAGGAGGGCTCGGTGGCAGCAACCCACTGCTCCACCAGCTCAGGCGGTGGGGTGATCGGGTGCTGTTCAGTCATTCGGGCAGTGCCTCCAGTGCGCGGCGGACGATGCACACTTCGACAGGTGTCAAGGATGCACCAGGGCCAATGTCGCCATCCTCCAGTGCCATTAGCGCCTGCTCCTTCAAGCTCGGCGGTTTGGGGCGGCGGTGCCTGCGAAGATCATCTGCGCTCCATGGCGGCAACTTAGGAAGCCACTTGCAGCACGCATCCAGCTCAGTGTCTGCGCCCCAGCGGGCGGCTTGGATGGCGATGTGTAGGTCACTGGCGGCCACTCGTACTGGCGTGCCTTCATGCCATATCTCTGCCATCCAGCCCTCCACCAGCTCAGGCGGTGGGGTGATCGGGTGTTCTTGAGTCATTGGCGAACCTCGTAGTGTGTAGATCTCATGTGACCATCTTGGTGTTAGCCGTGGGGTCTTCATCCTCGGCAAACACCTCTGGCCCGAAGCCAGTCTCCAGCAGCTCTTGTGAAAGGCTGGGCGCTGTACCTTGAACAACGCCGGCTTTGTTAAAGGCACGCTGCTGGTCCGCTGCCTCCAAGCTGGCGATCCAGCTGTCAAAGCTCTCGCGTGATGGGATGCCCTTAGGCAGCTTCAGCCACCTGCGCATCACCGGCACATCACGGAAGAACAGGCTGGCACCACTGCTATAGGCGATGTAGAAGCGCCCGTTCCAGTCAAGGCCGGTCTCGATGTTCTGGTGGTTGCTGAGATGCAAACGCTCACGCTTCATGCTTTTGTCTCAAGCAAAAGCCGACGCATATACCAGTCGGCTTTGCCGTAGTCATCATCGGCATTGCCTTTGTGCTCAGCACGCCACAGGTATTTGATCACCTGGCCCTTGCAATAAGAGCGGAATCCATCGTCACCGAGCGCTGCCTTGATGGCTTGGATGCACTCAATGTCGCCGTGCTTGTAATGCGGCGGGTGGTTAATTAGGTCGCTCATCCTGCATCAGCTCCATTAACTCAAGAATGTGGGCGGCAAATGCCACGTGAGTCATGACTGCATGGGTGCCGGGAGGGCGCCCGTAGGACGCCTCCCACCACTCCTTGAATGCAGCATCAAGGGCGGTTTGATTCATCAGAACACAGGCTCCTCGCTAGTGGTTGCAGCACCGCGTGGCATGAATTCAAACCGCTGGATGCTGAGCACATGCTTGCTGCGCTTAGCACCAGTCTCCTTGTCGTTCCATTCTTGGCGGCGTACTGCGCCACTTGCAAGGATGCTGTCGCCTTTCTTGAGCTTGTCAACAATCAGCTCAGCAGACTTGCCCCAGATCTCGCAGTCGATGGCGTTATTGATCCAGTTGCCATCTTTGTCTTTGCCTTCCTGGATACCACCAGCGAAGTTGGTAACCATGGTGCCGGATTCAAAAGCACGCAGTTGCGGGTCGGTAATGATGCGAATGATGCCGGTTGCGTAGAGACTCATGTCAGTTCAGTGGTGTGATGCCATTGGCTTCCTCAAAAGCCAAGACTTGTGCAAGTGGATAGCGGACGCGTGGCGTGCCTGCTGGTGTGCCAATGCGTGGTGCAGTGACGTAAGCAGGGCCAATGCCGCGTGCGCGTTGGTTTTTGATGGCTGCTGGCTTCAGCCCCCAACGCGCCGCCAGTTCATCAGTGGTCAGAAAGGGTTCAGTCATCAGCAAACGGATCCTCATCAGCAGCAGCAGGTGCTAGCTCAGCCTCCTTGGCTAGAGCAAGCTCCATAAGCTGCTGGTTTTGCTCATCGCTTAGCTCAGGCTTGCGCTTGTCCATGCGTGCCACGACCTCCTGCAACTTGTCCAGCGTGTCGGCTTTGGCAATGGCAGCCTTGCCTGCTTGAAACAGCTTGGCGTCGCCTGCGGGTAGTGCTGGCGCTGGTGTGCTAGTAACGGTCACCGGCTCTACCTCTGCCTGCTGCATCTCATCAGTGCTGTAGACGCCGGACATGTCAGCAGGGAATGCCTTGCGCAGTGCTAGTGCTTCGGAGCACTTGGCAATCATCGCGGCGCCCATCTTGGACCACAAGCCCTGGCCGGCGTTGTAGTCAGCAAAGCGTGCAACGCCAACAAATGGATGCTGCGATCCCTTGCGGTGAATGATGGTCTTGGCCGCGGCAGGTGGCTTGCTGCCAAGCCATACGTCAGTCCACTGGCCGTCTTCACCGCACCAGTAGGTTTCGCTGCCGTCCAGTTGACCGGTGCGTTCTGCAATAGCACGCAAGCCGTCGATACCGGCTTGGATGGTCATCTTGCCGCCACGCTTGATGGCGTAGATCTGCTTGCTGAACGGATCCAGCCCGGTGCGCTGGCAGGCATAGGCAAACAAGCGCAGCTCATCTTGACTGCAGCCAGGCGCAATCGTGGTGCTGATCAGTTGGGTTTGCTCTGGTGTCCAGAGCGTGATGCTAGAAGTCATCGGATGTGATGGTTGGGTTGGCAGTTAATGCCCATGAAGGCAGGCTGAGCGTTTGGCAGTCGTCGCCGTAGCCGGGCCATTCGTTGGTGGCTTGGCAGTCGGCAATCACGCGCATGTCGCGTTGCCGTAGCTCATCACCAGCAGCCATGGCCGCGGCGTCAAGCTCATAGACAGCTACCGCGTACGGCGCAGTCTTCTCTACGGCAATGAACACAAACCGCTCAGCACCGTGCAAGCCGGCTAGGTAGTGGCTCGCTTGCACATGGTAGCGGAAGGTAGCCACGCTACGGGCAAAGCCGGCAGGGCTGGCATCTGTGGTGGTCTTGAGATCCACCACCGTGCTGCCGCTGTACCAGTCAGGGCGGCATTTGCAGCGCAGACCGGTGGTGGCGTCATCCCACCAGAAGGACTGCTCAGCCTTGCCATGGGCGAGCAATGCTGCTGCTGCAGGATGCCGATGCACGCTATCGGCCATGCAGTTAGCGGCCATCATGTCGCTGGCGGTAACCGCTTCGATGCCAGCAGCTGCCATGCGCTCGGCTTGCTCCTTGCCGGCTTTGGTGTTGCGTGGACCGCAAACGCCGTAGCGGGCTTCTAGCTCGCTGGGCTCCAGCACCGCGCAATGCACCAGTGAGCCAAGCCGCATGGCAGCAGTCGGCTCGGGTGCGATGCGCTTGGGGTCTAGATACCGGCTCCAATAGTGGTAGGGCGACTTGGCCACTGCGTGCAGGTGGCTGGCGCTGATGGCGGAATCGGCGTGGTACTGCTCGTTGCTGATGGTCATACCGCTGCCCCACTGCGCAGCTGGTGATGCAGCCGGCTGGCGGCGCCGTAGGTGGCTACAAACTCAGGGAACGCATCAAGGATGCGGCGCTTGTTGCTGGGGTCAGCCTTGAGGCCAGCCTGCGCTAGCGCTTGGAAGAACCCACCGCCGTGCTGGTAGGCGGTGGCAAATGTCCAGTAAATGTCGGATTCAGTCATGGCTTCAGTTGCTCTTGGCAGGCGTGATGGCTGTAGGCAGGATGCTGGCGGCCGGTGTCATAGGCCATTGCCCAGACGCCGACAATGATTGCCAGCACGGCAAAGCGGTTGAGATTGGTCATGATTGGGGTCGCAATGTGTGGTTGCCGGATTGGGTGCGGCTCCGGCGGGCCGCGTGGGAGTTAATAACGAGCGGCTAGCGCACCGGCAAGATGATTCAGGAAGTGATGGATGTCGCCGTTGCGGAAGTCCAGCTGACGCAGGATGCCGGCGATCTTGTCCTGTTCGCCTGCAGGCGCTGCATGGATTGCTTCAATCACGCAGCCGGTAGGGATCAAGTGCATAACGCCATCAGGGGAAGCGACCTCGTAGGTACGCTCCATCAGATCCTTCTCTTGGAAGAAGCGAGTCAGGTAGGTAGCGGTCGTCATGGCTCTCGGTTTGGGGTGGAAGCTCTCGCCTCCTGTCCCCACATCCTACACCATGCGCCGCCGTGGTCAATCCTGCGCAGTCACAATCCGCAACGCATCCTCAACCGACCGTGCTACACCTGCAATGCCACCAGCCGCCTGGACTGCGTCTAGCCATTGCTGCTGCTCAGGGCGCAGCCTGCCGGTTGCGGTCTTCACCTCAATGCTGGTGAACACCGCCACAGTGCTGCCGACCATCTCGGGGGTGACTGTGACCCGCTTCCAGCCGATTAGGTCAGCGCTGCCCTTGCACAGGCCGAACTGCACCGGCCTGCCGTGCTGGTCACGCAGGGTGCCGGTGTTGTTGCGGAACAGGCGCGTGTCACCGTTGCTGCAGGCAATGCGGATCTCTTGCTGTATCCGCTGCTCACTCACTTAGATGCCGTGTCGCTTGGCCAACCTAGCCTGATAAACCCGTTCCGCCCATCCTCGCTTGTAGCCGCGTTGTTGCGCTAGCTCGCGGAGGGCTTCAAGGCCACGGGCTGATGACTGCTCACGCCGCTTAGCGACTGCCAACTCCACCAACTCACCATCAACCTGCTGCAGCTCACGGCGTTCTTGCGGTGCAAACACATGACCGCACTCGCGGCATACCTGCGCAGCGCTGGCGCTGGTGGCGAAGCATTGCGGGCAGACCTTGACGCTGGGTGCCTGCTCGCGGTCCCTGCGGGCGACCCCATCCAGCGTCCAGTCACGCGGCTCCAGATGGTGGCCAAGCCGCAGAGTGTTGCCGACGTGATCGAGCACTACGGCGCGCTTGCCAGGCTGTGGGCGCAGGCAGCGACCGATCATCTGCAGGTGCAGCGCCACTGATGCCGTTGGCCGCAGCAGGATGCAGCCGCCGACTGATGGCACGTCCACGCCTTCACCGATCAATGCGCAACTGGTCAGCACCTTGAGCTTGCCGGTGCCCAAGTCCTGCAGCAACTGCCGGCGCTGCGCGGTATCCATGCTGCCGTCAATACTGGCCGCGGCGATGCCTGCCGACTGGAACAAATCCGCCACTGCCTCCGCGTGCGCCACTGAGCAGCAGAAGGCAATCGCCGTCTGGCCTGGCAGGTGTTTGCGGTAGTGGCCAAGGCAGTCGCCCATGATGGTGCCAACGCGTTGCTCAGCCTCCTTGGGATCGAAGTCACCCATCCGTTTGCGCAGGCCGGTGCTATCGAAGCCCGGCGGTGCCAGCACCTTGGCAGCGGCGAGGAATCCGGCATCTGTGAGCTGCTGCGCTGTTGGGCCTTGCACCATGCACTGATAGTGCTCGCCAAGGCCGCGGCCATCTGAGCGGATCGGTGTTGCGGTGACACCCAGCAGCTTGGCGTTATGGAAGTGCTGAACCGTCTTGGCCCACGTGCCAGCCGTGGTGTGGTGCGCCTCATCGACCACTAGAAGCTGGAAGAAATCACGCGGCAGCAGGTGCAGCCGGCGAGCAACAGTTTGCACGCTGGCAATCTGCACGGCATGACTGAGATCCATGCTGCGGCCAGCGCTGATACGGCCATGCGGCATGGGCATAGCGCGGCTGGCCTGATCCAGCAATTCCTGCCGGTGCACCAGCACCAGCACGCGGTTGCCCTTGCGGCTGGCCTGCTCTGCGATGTAGCTAAAGCATACCGTCTTGCCGCCGCCGGTCGGCAGCACAGCTAGGACTGACTTATGCCCTAGCTGGTACTGCAGACGGATGTCGTTGATTAGTTGCTGTTGGTAGGGACGGAGATTCATTGGAACTGCGCTCCCTTGCCGGCGTTGCAGTCACGGCACAGCACCTGCAAGTTGTCGGGATCGTTGGTGCCGCCTTTTGATACTGGGAGAATGTGGTCTATTTCAAGCGTGGCGCCATCCTTGGCCGTAACACCGCACATTTGGCAGCGGTAGTCGTCGCGCTTCAGTATTTCAAAGCGAAGGCTGGGTTTGATTGGCTTGCGTTTGATTTGAATCCAATTCGGGATCTCCACATAGTTTTTCTTGCACCATTCAATAATTTTTTCATTGTGGATGCCGGGTAAAATCTCAGATTTCCATTGGGACCACAGTGGATTGCGACAATGATCCGAAAATGACAAACGTCCCCAAAAAGGGCAACAATTGCATTGTGCATAGAAAGCAACGGTATTGTCGCAGTCTTGAAAATCAGTCCATCGCGCGGTTTCATGCCGGCTAAGACTTTCCTCGCCGCAATTCGGGCAAAGCACATAACCAGAAACAGGATCAATTTTTGGGGTGCTGTTATGGCCGAAGTCGCGGCGCCAGTGGTCGCAGGCAATAAGCATGAATTTTGCGGCAGTGCCTTGCCACCGTAGCAGCCGCTGCTACAGTGTGCAAGCATCCCGCCTAGGACCGTGCGCCTTAGCCATCCAACGCATATACGCCTGACTCCAGACCTATTGCGGCAACTGGATTCTTGGCGTGGTGATCGCATGAACCGCGCCACCGCCATCCGACTGCTGCTGGAGCAGGCACTCAAGGAGTCCAAGTGAGCCTGCAGCAAGAATTGGCCCGCCTGCCCGACGACTGGGGTTATGTCGCCGTGGATGGGCAAAAGCGCCCGTATCAGCCGGCATGGCAAGACAACCCACTTAATAAGGATGCGCTACTGGCCGAACTGAGCAGCGGTCGCGCACGTGCCATTGGTGTTTGCTGCGGCGTGCCGTCCGGTGGTCTGTTGTTTTTGGACCACGACGGCAAGTCAGCTAGCACGCTCTTGGCCGAGTGGGACCTGCCGCTGTCATCTTTACCGCGCAGCTGGGTGGTCAAGTCAGGCCGCGATGGCCGGATGCAAATCATCTACCGCGTGCCTGAGCAGTACTGGGATGCGATCGCCACGCGCAAATACAAGACCGGCGTCATTGATGACGAC